GCCATTGTGTTATCTCCATGAGTACATGTTCTTAATGTATTTATGGTATTTTGGATAATTGTAGCTAATATACAGCCGAGAAAAGGCTGTAAAAAGGCTTAAATAAAATATGAGACCACTTTGTACATGCGGGCTACACCCGGTAGCAGTTAATTATTATAAAAACAATAAACCGTATTATAGAAGTCAATGCGGTGTGTGTATTCGAGGCGTAAAATTACCTCGTTGGGCTAGTGCTGGTTATAAAATAAAAAACACTTGCGATAAATGTGGCTTCAAAAGCCCACATTCGATAGTATTTAATGTGTTTCATGCTGACGGCAATTTAGACAACTGCCGTCATACAAATCTTAAGACAGTGTGTTCAAACTGTCAAAGGATTCTTCAGCGAGAAGGCGTGACATGGCGTCAAGGGGATCTTGTTCCAGATCTATAAGAGCTTTTACTTGGGTATATAAATCGTCTATAGTTCCGTTATTATCCATAACTGCATCAAAATTAGTTCCAACCCAGGCTGTTTCGCTGGCATGGATTTTTAATTCTTCTAATTTTTGTTTGCTTAATGCCCAAGTTACATTACTTTCTGGTCCACGATTTACACTAATTGCGGCGGCATACCATTCAGGTTCAGGGCCACGGACTACACGAATTATCATACCGCCGGCATTTTTAATTGATTTAATTTCATTAGGAAAACGGCAATCGCTAATAACAATATTGTCTCGACTGTTTAGTAGTTTGTGCTCTAGGGCCGCAATCCAAATATCATCGTGAAATCCCTTACGACAAACTTCAGTACCCCAGTATTGTAAGATCCAACGTGGAGTAAGGTTCGGCATGTCTAAACGTTCTGCCCACCATGGATCTACTTGTTCACGCCATTCGCGAGCTTGTTTTGTACGGCCTTCTAACATAGTACGGTCCCAACCAAACACTTGTGCCACAGCATCTTTAAGGGAGTTTGCAAACGATTCTCGTCGAAAACCGTGAAAGTTAGTAAGATAATCGGCAATAGTATCTTTGCCAGAACCAATAAAACCGCACACACCAATAATCATAGAGCCCCCTGAAAGTAACTCTAGTATATAACAGTTTTGTTACAAGGTCAATATATTTCTTAGCCAGTTATGAAATAATAGCCCGAACCACCTGCTACATAGGTATCCAATTCTTTATCTAGCTTTTCAAATTCTTTTTCAGCTTCACCTTTGAGTGCAGTACCATTTAATTGCATACCGCCAGATCCTGGCCCAGCAATAGTAGCAAATTTGCTACGTGCTTCACCTAGCATACTTTTACAAACTGCTAGAGTATAATCACGTAACCATTGCTTGGCATAGATATCTTGTAGCAAAACCCAATCTGGACGGAAATTATAACTTTGAATTAAAATTTGTTCGCCTTGGGCAAAAGGACGTTGGAGAATATCTAATAAATGACTAGTAGGTTTCCATAAGAATTCAATGTAACTACCAAACATGCGTCCAACTAACTTCTGATATCCAGCAAATGCATCATAAGTTGCCAAGCCGCCCATCATACTGCCTGACATCAAGTAAGTGTTAGTGTACGCCAAGTTGAATGGTTCGAACAATGTTCCACCTGCACCTATACCGCTTCTTGAACCGATCGCACGACGAAATACTTGTCTTACTGTAATAACTTCATCGGGTAATCTATACTCATTCTGATCCTGGATAAGTTCTAAAAACAGGTAACTTTCTTCTACAGCATTTGGGCTTTTTTGTCGATAGCGATTTAGTGCGCGATCTAATGCTGTTTCGTAATGTATCGGATCTAGTTCTACTTCAATCATGCCATCGCCCAGCATGTTTTTAACATAGCTAAAAACTGCATTGCGCTCTGTAACTGAATTGGACTGGGTTGTTGACGGTGAATCTACCATGTTTTTGTTCTCCTTACATATTTAGCTAACGATAAATATCATTATGCCACGATTATCCTTATACAAACCAGAACGAGGTTCGGACTATAAATTCATAGACCGACAAGCCAGCGAGATGTTTCAAGTGGGCGGAACCGACGTTTACCTACACAAATATTTAGGTGTAGGTGCTAACGCTTCTGCTACTGCTGATCAGCCAAGTTACGGCACAACTGCTGTAGCAAATATTCAAGATTTACTATTTTTAGAAAATCGCGATAGTGCATACGATACTGAAATTTATAGATTGCGTGGAATTTATAATGTACAAAATATTGACTTTAACCTAAGTGCATTTGGTTTGTTTATAGATAACGACACGTTGTACATGACTGTACATATTAACGATTTTATCAAGTATGTAGGACGCAAACCTATTAGCGGAGATGTTATAGAATTACCGCATTTGAAAGACGACTTTGCACTTAATGATTTTGATATTAGTTTGCCACGCTATTATGTTATCGAAGATGTAGGTCGTGCTAGCGAAGGGTTCAGCGTTACTTGGTACCCACATCTTTATAGACTCAAACTTAAACGAGTAACTGACAACCAGAAATTTGCACAGATCTTCAACCAAAAGGTCAACGATGCAAACGGTAATCCTACCGATACAAGCCTACGTGACTTGTTAAGTATGTACAATAAAGAAATTGAAATTAATAATCAGCTGGTTTCTCAAGCTGAAGCCGATGCGCCTAAGAGCGGATACGAAACTAGACAATTTTATACATTGGCCGCAGATCCTACAACAGGAAAACAAGTACTCAATACCACTAATGGAACTGTAACACCTGGAGTTCCAGAACGTAGTGGGTATACTGGCTATTTGTTAGGTGACGGTTATCCATCCAACGGATATGACTTTGGATTTGGAATTCAGTTTCCGGCCAATGCACAAGCAGACGATTTCTTTTTACGCACAGACTTTCTGCCTAACAGACTGTTTAAGTTTAGTGGCAAGAGTTGGGTAGCCATTGAAGACAGTGTAAGAATGAATATGACTAACAACGACACACGCAACACATTGAAGACTGGATTTATCAATAACAATTATTACACATACACATCTTCTATTGCTAGCGATGTAATTAATTTAACATCTGGAACGTATGTAATTAATACAAGAATTCCATATAACACAACTGTTGCCACAGCACCCTATGTGGTTATTAAGTCTGAAACTACTACCTTAGAGTTTGATAACACAACTTATAAGACAATGTACTCTAGTTATAGTTATACTAATCCATTAACTGGAACAGCATCTAATTGTTTAAGAATTACATTACCAATTATTGCACCAACAGACATTGCAGATGGCGGTAGTGCGGCACAAACATATCCGCCAAGTGTGGTAGATGATGGCGGTAGATCTGGATCTACCACTGGATTTGATGGCATACTAGACGATAGTCCACAACAATCTATACCTTTCACCGGCAGCTGGGCCGTGACATTGTATGGTAGCAGAGAAGAACAACGTCAATCAATCAGCAAAGTTCTTAAACCTAAGGCAGATTTCTAATGCAATTTTTTTACGACGGACAAATTAGACGTTATATCATACAAACCATTCGTGTGTTTAGTAACTTTGCAGTCAAATATGGCGATGGAACACTTGTGCGAGTTCCTGTTATGTATGGAGATGCGGATCGTCAAGTTGCTAGCATCATTCGTAACAATAGTGAAAACAAGGTCAATAGTGTACCACGTATCAGTGTGTATATTACTGGTTTAAGCATGGACAAAGATCGGTTAGCTGATCAGACCTTTGTTGATAAAGTACAGATTCGTGAACGCGATATTGATTCTGGAGCCTATACTACTGGGCAAGGTAAAAACTATATGGTTGAAAGACTAATGCCGACACCGTTCCAGTTAAAGATGAAAGTGGATATTTGGTCCAGTAGCAACGAACAAAAATTGCAAATCCTTGAACAAATTTTAGTCTTGTTTAATCCAACATTAGAACTACAAACATCCGACAATTACTTAGACTGGACTAGCTTAACTGTATTAAATTTATCAAACATTACATGGAGTAGTAAACAAGTTCCTGTAGGTAACGATACCCCAATTGATATTGCTACATTAGAAGTAGAAACTCCAATTTGGATTAATCCTCCGGTTAAAGTTAAACACTTGGGCGTTATTACAAAAATTATTACCAGTATATATGGTGCAAATACAACTAGTGGAACCTATATCGAAGGTTTAGGTATGGATCCAATTGCTGGAACTACAACCATGAGTGATCTTGTCAGTACTGATGTAACAACAATTACTAACTACAAGATAGAAGTATATGGTGGCAAAGCATTTTTACTTGGGCCAGGTGGAACTACTAATCCAAGAGAGCCTACATTAAATATTGCACCGGACAGAGTAACTACACCTATAGATTGGAATGTAGTGTTTGATGCATATCCTGGAAAATATATTGCAGGTTCGAGTCAAATTTATCTCACACAGGCAAACGGTGCAATAATCATTGGGACTATTGCTTTAGATTCTTTTGATCCTACAATACTGCGTGTCAATTGGAATCCTGATACCTTAGTTACAAACACAGGTATTGATAGTACTGGCAAGTTAGATTCCGACTACGGCTATAATGCTAGTACCAGTAGTAGACCAAATAGCCCAGGCACATTTGATGCTATTGTAAATCCTGCAACTTACAATCCAAAACGTCCAACTGGTAAAGAACAAACAGATCAACCTGTTGCCGTAGGCACACGACTGTTGATCATAGAAGATATAGGTAACACAACTAATACCGCAGGTACCGGTGCAAAAGCCTGGCAAAGCACAGGTAGTGCAGATTTTGTAGCACATGCAAACGACATCATAGAGTGGAGTGGAACTACTTGGAGAATAATATTCAAAGCTAGCCAACATTCAAGCTCTATGGTATGGCAAACGAATATATATACAGGAGTTCAGTATTTGTGGAACGGTGTTTCATGGAACAAGAGCTTTGAAGGTTTTTATGACGTGGGCCAATGGAGAATAGACTTGTAACAGAACAGATTGTATGTAGCGGAGCATTGTTCTACGCTAAAAATACACGACGATTTTTACTGTTACAAAAAGCACACGGCAAACATGAAGGTACTTGGGGGCTAGTTGGCGGTACTAACATTGTAGGCGAAACTCCGTGGCAGGGTTTGCAACGTGAAATTACTGAAGAAATTGGTAGTTTGCCGAATATTATAAAAACAATACCATTAGAAACATTTGTATCTAACGACAAAGTGTTTAACTTTCACACATACTTGTGTGTAGTAGACACAGAATTTGTTCCAGTCTTAAGTGACGAACACCAAGGATGGGCTTGGTCCACTATAGATCGTGCGCCAAAACCCTTACATCAAGGCTTACGTAATAGTTTTAGTAGTAAAACTATTCGTACAAAACTACAAACTGTATTCGATTTAGTAGATTTAATATGATCAAATCACTATGTGTTTTAGGTGGCGGCAATGCTGGATTAATGATGGCACTATTCCTACGTGCAAGTTTTTCAAAATTAAAAATTACTATAGTTAAGTCTGATAAAATTGGAACTATTGGAGTAGGTGAAGGGTCTACCGAGCATTGGCAGGTCTTTGCTGACGCAACTGGCATTTCAACTGTAGACATTATGAAAGAATGTGGTGCAACATTTAAATCTGGTATTAAATTTGAAAATTGGAATGGCGACGGAAAAAGTTACTACCATGCCTTGCCTGAATTTTTGTCAGAGCTAGATATATATACAGGCATTCCATACAATATGCTGAAATTAATTTCAGATAATATACCTGCCGAAGAGCTATGCTGGGATAAAAGCATAAAAGGGTTAATACCAGAACCGTTTGAAACTACTTTCTCTCAATTTCATTTTGACAGTGAACGACTAAATGCATTTTTAATTAAGAAGTGTATAGAAAGAAATATAACCGTTATAAATGCCGAAGTTACAGATGCAATATTAGACAAGCAAGGCTATGTAAGTCATTTAATCGATACTAATAATCAAACATACTATGCAGATTTTTTTGTCGATAGTAGTGGATTTAAACGAGTAATTTCAAATAGATTAGGAAGTAAATGGTTAGATTATTCCGAATACTTACCAATGAATGGTGCTATTGCCTTTCCTACACCGTATGAAGAAGAAATATTATCGTTAACTCTTGCAAAATCTATGAATGCAGGATGGCACTGGCGCAGTCCTATACAAGAACGATTTGGCAACGGCTATGTATTTTGTGATTCCTTTATTACAGAAGATCAAGCAGTTTCTGAAATGCAACAATACTTTAAAGATCCTATTCAGATTGCAAGAAAAATTAATTTTACATCAGGGCAAGTTGATAAATGTTGGATTAAAAATTGTGTTAGCGTTGGACTTAGTAGTAGTTTTATTGAACCATTAGAAGCTAGTAGTATTTCAACAACTATACAACAATGCAGATTATTAGTATCTGCTTTAGCTACGTGGGTGCCGGGAGACGAATCGTCTATTAATGAATATAATCACGCATTCACTACTATCACTACCAATATTTTAGATTTTGTACAACTACATTATTTTACCAAACGTGAAGACACTGAATTTTGGAAATGGTGCAAATATAATCTTAAACCTACTAAATTTATTTCAGAAAATTTAGAACAATTTAAGAAAAATTTTATAAACCAAACAATGCTTCCAACTACTAATCATTGCATTTACGATTTACTTAATTGGGCACAAGTAATGCATGGCTTAGGAATGTTTGATATTCCTCGCATGAAGGAAATTTACAAAGATATATGCGAACATACAGAACAACATACTGTGGATATTACAAATCTTGTAAAAAATGATAATAGACAATTTTATAAAATTAGAGAAGCAATTGCTTTAGTCATCAAACGGAACTCATAATATGAATTTTGGCCACGAAGTTATTCCGCTGTTTAGTTCGCCGGTATATATTAAAAATTTAGGGCTGTTTCAAACAGCAGACGAACTGATGAATTTAGATGCTATAGTAAATGCTAGTAGTGTCGAATGGGTAAGTAATCATAACAATAATGTAACTAAAGATAATCGATGGTTAGATTCCATTAAAGAAACAAAATTATATTCGTTGATACAAAGCGAATTAAAACAATATTTTTATAGTCTAATGCAAGCAAATCCTGATATTGAAATATATATTACCGAAAGCTGGCTTAATAAATCTGAACCCAGGCAAGAACACCACAGACACCGTCATGCAAACTCTATTATTAGCGGAGTATACTATTTCAATGTCAATACTGATTCAGGAAATCTTATATTTTCAAATAGTCAATATCAGCAGATAGAATATACTACTGTAAACACTAATATTTATAATTCAAAACATTGGATACTAACTCCAAACCAACATAGCTTGATTTTGTTTCCTAGCAGTTTAGAGCACATGGTATCGAAAAATAATAGCGATACAAACAGAATTTCGTTATCGTTCAA